ATTTGCTGGTTGCACATAATGCCAAGTTCGATGTTTCGTATCTGCTAGAAGCAGGCTTTCCGCTACCACCAACTGTCTGGTGTACGATGATTGGCGAGTACATTCTTGCCAAGGCCCAGCGCAAAGGACTCTCACTAAAAGACACTGCAGAGCGTTACGACGTTACTCGTAAGAAGTCTGAGCTCGTTGATGAGCTGTTCAAGGGCGGTACAGGCTTTGAGGCCATGCCCCTCGACGTTGTACTTGAGTACGCTGAAGCAGACGTCATCTCCTGTGCTGAGATCTATCTGACTCAAGTCGATCTACTGATTGATCCGCACTACTCCAGCCTGCCACCCGTATTCACTCTGATGAATGAGATGCTGCTCTTTCTCGTGGAGATTGAACGCAATGGCATCCGTATTGACATGGATACATTGCTTGAGGTGGAGCAGGACTTCCTCAAGGAGAAGGCAGACATTGAGAAGCGATTGGATGAGATTGTCCGTGATGTCATGGGCGATACCCCAATCAACCTCAACTCCGGGGCAGATATGACCAAGGTGGTCTATTCCCGTGTGATCCTGAACCGGGACTACCACAAGCGTGCCTTCAATATCGGCACAGACCATCGTGGTAAGCCTCTACACCCACGACGCATGACGCCTCAGCAGTTTGCTAACACCGTACGCAAGAGTACTCGTCGTGTGATGCGTACTGTGGCCTACCACTGCGATAGCTGCAAAGGTACGGGCAAGATCCATAAGATGAAGAAGGATGGCTCTCCGTATAAGAACGCAACCAAATGTCCAAACTGTGATGGTAACGGCTACGTCTACATGGAGACGGGTCAGGTTGCGGGTCTAAAGCTGATCCCGGAGGGGCCGCAGGATGCCAGTATTAATGGCTTCAAGACGGATAAGGCCACCATCAAGCGTCTGATTGCTCAAGCCCAGAAGAAGGAGAACTTGGAGGCTATCGAGTTCCTGTCCAAGCTGTCTCGCCTAAACGCTGTGAACACCTACCTCGACTCCTTCGTGAAGAACATCAAGCAGTGGACACGAGAAGATGGGGTACTGCATGCCAACTTCAATCAGACGACTACCCGTACCGGACGACTGAGCTCCTCTAACCCCAACTTCCAGAACCAGCCGAAGGGCGGGAAGTTCCCGATCCGTAAGTGCGTAGTCTCTCGGTTTGACGGGGGCGAGATCCTAGAAGCTGACTTCTCTGGTCTGGAATTCCGTGTGGCTGGAGAGCTGTCCCGAGACCCTCAGATTATTGAGGACATCCTGTCTGGGAAGGACGTCCACAAACAAACGGCCGCTATCATCTCTCAGAAGCCCGTAGAGACGATTTCTAAGGAGGAGAGGCAGGGAGCCAAGGCCTACACCTTTGCGCCTCTCTACGGCGGTCTGGGGATGTCTGAGCCCCCACACGTACAGAAATACTTCCAAGAGTACTTCAACATCTACAAGGGCCTAGCCTCATGGCATCAGCGCCTGATGGACGGGGTACTGCGTACGGGGATTGTGCAGATCCCGTCTGGGCGTCAGTTCTACTTCCCCGATGCCAAGCGCCTGCGTAGTGGCCGTATCACTAATTCGACTGCAGTGGTCAACTATCCGGTACAGTCCTTTGCTACGGCAGATATTGTGCCCCTGAGCTGCATCCGTGCCCTCAGATTTTTCAATGAAAATAGGCTAAAATCTAAGCTCATCCTGACTGTCCATGACTCCATCGTCGTGGACGTATTCCCGGGTGAAAAATACGACGTTGTGACGGGCCTGACTTGGGCCATGCGAGAAGTATCCGAGGAGCTCAAGGAGCGCTTCGATTACACCACCGTACTTCCTCTCGATATCGAAATGGAAGCCGGCAGTAACTGGATGGAGACATCCGGTGTTGCAGTACCAAAGGAGACAATTCATGTCTGATATCGTTAAAGGCTTGTTTGAAGCTGATCTTGTCAGCTCCCTAGATCCACCCGATCGCTTTGATCTCGAACAAGAGATTATGAAGTGCTGGCAGATAACGGATGAGCTTGAGCTGCTTTATTCTGCATCGGATTCCATCGACACAAACTCATTACAGAATGTGCTGCTTGGACTGACTGCTCTCTACGAGATGAAGTTCAACAAACTCTTCCAAACATTTGAGGCCGTTGTGGCTAGAGGATTCAAAGACAATGGACTTTGATGACTGGTTTTTTATTGGGCAAATGATCGTCGTGCTGACCGCTGCAATGCTTGCAGTCGATGCCATGATTAGACTCGTTATTTCATGATTTCTTAACGCACTGGTGATTGACTTAGTGTCATAGCTAGTGTATTTTCAAAACTCCAACTAAGGAGATACGTATGGGCGATTTAGCCGTTGTTGATCAGGCCAAGGTGAATGCACTCGCGGCCGTATTAGGTGCCTCACAGCAGAGCTCTTCTGCCGGAGGTAATAGTGACCGTCTTCCGATGCTGAAGATTTCAAGTGATGAAGACGCACAGGGTCGTGAAACCAAGCCGGGCATGTTCTATGTTGCCGGTACGGGTGAAGATGCAGTCTATGCAAAGACTGTGAAGGTTCGCCCTCTCAGCCAGCTCTTCCAGTGGATTCAATACGATCCCGAAGAGAACAAGGTAGCCAACAAGACCTTGATGATTCCAGACTTTAAGCAGGAACCCCGTGATATGAAGGGTGGACTGCGTTGTGGAAAGCCTGTGTCTAAGGTGCTCCGTGAGCTACCGAAAGAAGAACAAACCAAGTACAAAGACATTACTTGCTTCCGACAGGTACGTGCTCTCGTGTCCTATGAAGGTACGACAGTAGATGGTGACAAGAAGACCATCGAGAACTTGCCTGTGATCCTTATGCTCAAGGGCAGCAACTTCAACCCGTTTGAAGATGAATACGTGAAGGTATTGCCGCGTGGTAAGAACCTGTACGACTACTGGGCGAATGTCTCTACTGAGAAGCGCCGCAACGGTAGCGTAACGTACTTCGTTATGCACTTTGAGCCTGACCTCTCCAGTCCAGCAGTAGTTGATCCGGACACGTATGACACCCTCTTGCACATTGCTGAAATGGTGAAGAACGAGAACACCATGATCAACAATGCGTATCAGAAGTCAGTGCGTGAAGCGCAGATTGACGATGACGTACTGGACGCTCTTGAAGCAGATCTTTCCGAAGATTTGGAAGACGTAGCCTAATCCTCCAGCGATGGCTTGGGGGGCCTTTGTGCCCCCCCTTTTTAACAACAGACTCGTAGATGGAACCGCTATGTCGATGTCAATGCTCGAAGCACAGATCCGCAGAACCCTTGACCTATTGTCCAACAATGAACCGGTCGAATATGACGACCAGTGGGTTGAAGACGCAGGCGAGATGTTCAAGGACGCACTGCGCAAGCAGCTATCTGGGCGTGAGAATGACTTCCGTCTGCGTATGTCGAACATCGGTCGGCCATCATGCCAGCTCCAAATGGAGAAGGCTGGGGCTGAACGGACTAGGATGCCCTATAATCATATTATGAGGATGATGCTCGGTGATGCCGTAGAGTGCATCATGGAAGTCATTCTCCGTGTTAGTGGGGCCAATATTACCGGTGGTAAGTCACAGGCAGAGTTCAACATTGCCGATACGACGATCAACGGTGAAGACGATATCGAGATTGATGACAAGGTGTACGACACTAAGTCTGCTTCCCCGTGGGCCTACGACAATAAGTGGTCTGAGGGATGGCATGGTTTGGCTAAGGATGACGCCTTCGGCTACACCGCACAGCTCCTTGGCTATTCCCAAGGCTTAGGCAAGCAACCGGGTGGCTGGATTGTAGTCAATAAGAGCACGGGTGAAGTCCGTGTCGTAGACGCCTGCCCGTCTGAAGATGAAGTTAAGAAGATCAATGAACAGGTCACACAGACCATTCAGAAGATCACTTCAGATGCCCCGTTTGAACGCTGCTTTGCTCCCGTAGATGAGTACTTCCGCAGCAAGCCTACCGGCAACAAACGCCTGAGTAACAGCTGCTCATTCTGCTCGTACGTAGCAGAGTGCTGGCCCGATGCTGTCTACAAGCCACAGGCGATGAGCCAAGCCAAGAACCCAAAATATTATTGGTACACTGAGTACAAAACTACCGAGGAACCCAAATAGCCTATGGCTTACGCAAACGTCTGTCGCAAAGCACTTGCGGCAGGGTACCGATCAGGAATTGAGAAGGATATTGCAAAGCAACTTGCTGAGTATGGAATCAAAGCCGACTACGAGCCTTTTAAGATCCCGTATACGGTTCCAGAAACCTACCACAAGTACACTCCAGACTACGTACTACCGAATGGTATCGTGATCGAGAGTAAGGGACGCTTCACTGTCGAAGACCGTAAGAAGCACCTCTACCTGCAAGAGCAGTATCCACATCTAGACCTGCGCTTCGTGTTCTCAAACGCCCGGGGGAAACTCCGTAAGGGCAGCAAGACCACCTACGCAGATTGGTGTGAGAAGAATGGCTTCCTCTATTCGAGCAAGGAGATCCCTGACGAATGGATCAACGAGAAGCCCAAAAGAAGATCTTTAATCCTTATATCCAAATGGCGGGAGGCGGTGTGAGTGACGAAATCAATGGTGTATTAATCGAGCTATTTCCGGATGAAGATGGTGACCTTGCCTTCAGCGTAGGAGCTAACTTTGGCCCTGAGATTACTGAAGAAGGTGCCAACGTATTACTCGACTGTGCAGCAGGTTTATTTGGTCTGCTCTCCGGGCAAATTTCTCAAGTCATGCAGCTCGGACAGATCGTCCGTAGTGTGAGTGATTTTGATGAGATCACCTTCGGGGACATGCCCGGTGATGACATCGTATTTGAGCCTGAAGAAGGGCTGCTCGATTCAATCGATGAATCTGAGAAAGACGACAAGGTCATTGATTTTAAGAAAGCCAAATTCAATCCTAAAAAAGACAGGAGTCACTGATGACAATCCGTGCACACACCTATCCATTTGATAACGTAGATCCACACACTGTGACTGAAAAAACAGATGTGACCTACTCATTCACAGACATGATTAACTCTCCTCCGCACTATCGCCAGCACCCGAGTGGTGTGGAGTGCATCGATATCACCAAGCACATGTCTTTCTGCCTAGGCAATGCAGTGAAGTATATCTGGAGAGCGGGTCTGAAGACGGACGATCCAACAGAAGATCTAAACAAAGCCATCAAATACCTGACGTGGGAAATCGAACGTCTTGGAGGTAAGTGATGCACATTCAGCAGTTCTTCACCGTACCACTACTCGACCAACAGGCCTGTGAACGAGCGATTAAACAGTCGCTAGAAGAGGACATGATCGAGGGTAGCGTATTGGTGTCGGACAAAAGTGTCCGAATGCGTAAGTCCCGCAACTGTGAGGTACGCTGGATGTATCCCGCTCCGCACAATCGGTGGCTACACGACATCATCCGTAACGCTGTCCACGACGTGAACGATACGACCTTTCAGTTCAATCTGGACGGCTACGAGGAGCCTCTGCAGTTCCTGAAGTACAACAAATTCCATTTCTACGCACGCCACGTAGACAATGGGGATGAGTCCGTAGCTACACGTAAGCTGACGGCCGTCATTCAGCTCTCTGACCCAAAAGACTACTGGGGCGGATGTACAAGTGTGTACACCAATAGCCGTGGTGGCCTTGAGGGCAATCGTCGTTGCATGAGCAGGACGCAGGGCACCATGACCATCTTCCCTTCCCACCTACCGCATTTTGCTTGGCCCGTATTGTGGGGCACTCGCCAAGCAGTGGTGGCGTGGTTTCACGGTAAGACCCCGCTTCGCTGAGAGAAAATATGGATTTCAATACATATCAGAAACAGGCGTCCTCAACTGCCATCTACGATAGCCAGTACAAGATTATGTACCCGGCTATGGGCCTTGGCGCTGAGGTTGGTGAAGTACTGAACAAGGTCAAGAAGATCTACCGTGACTACAACGGAAAGATCCCAGCCAGCATGCAGTCAGACATCGAAGCAGAGATTGGTGATGTCCTCTGGTATCTGGCCGCTCTGTGCAACGATCTAGACACTTCTCTGGAGTACATCGCTGTCGGAAATCTCGACAAATTATTGGATCGCAAGTGCCGAGGAGTCCTCGGTGGTTCAGGCGATAATCGTTAATTTTTTTTTGACCTTTGGAAGAACAAACAATGAACAACCAATACTTCCCTACCGATTATGAGGAATTCATCTACAAGTCACGGTATAGCCGTTGGCTGCCAGAACAGGGCCGTCGTGAAGACTGGCCAGAGACCGTAGATCGCTACGTCAATTTCATCACAGGCTCTATAGAAGAGAAGCACGGCTACAAGCTGGAGAGCACTCTTGTAGAGCGTATCCGTAGTGCAATCCTCAAGTTCGAGGTTATGCCATCTATGCGTGCTCTGATGACGGCAGGTAAGGCACTCGACCGTGATAACACCGCCGGATACAACTGCTCATATTTGCCAGTAGATGATCCGAAGGCCTTTGATGAGGCCATGTTCATCCTGCTTTGTGGTACCGGTGTAGGTTTCTCGGTAGAAGAGAAGTTTGTGAAGAAGCTCCCGGAAGTTCCGGATGAGCTGTTTGAATCCGATACGACTATCGTAGTGAAAGACAGCAAAGAAGGCTGGGCTAAGGCCTTCCGTCAGCTGCTTGCTCTACTGTGGTCTGGTGAGATCCCAAAATGGGACATCTCTAAGGTACGCCCTGCGGGTGCTCGTCTGAAAACCTTTGGTGGACGTGCCTCTGGCCCCGAGCCCCTGATCAGCCTTTTCCGATTCACTATCGAAACCTTCCGTCAGGCTACTGGCCGTAAGCTGACCAGCCTAGAGTGCCACGACATCATGTGTAAGGTGGGTCAGATCGTTGTTGTAGGCGGTGTGCGTCGCTCAGCCATGATCTCCCTGTCTGATCTAGGCGATGACCGTATGCGTCACGCGAAGAGCGGTACGTGGTGGTACGACAATGCTCAGCGTGCTCTCGCCAACAACTCAGTAGCGTATGAAGAGAAGCCAGACATGGAAACCTTCATGCGTGAGTGGCTGGCTCTTGTAGAGTCTAAGTCCGGTGAGCGTGGTATCTTCAGCCGCTCAGCGTCACAGGTACAGGCAGCTAAGAACGAGCGTCGTGATCCCCACTTTGAGTTTGGTACGAACCCGTGCTCGGAGATCATCCTGCGCCCCTACCAGTTCTGTAACCTGACTGAGGTTGTGATCCGTGCAGGCGATACACTGGAAGGCTTAAAGAATAAGGTAGAGGTGGCCACAATCCTCGGTACCCTTCAGTCCACCCTGACTACATTTCCGTACCTACGAAAAATATGGCAGAAGAACACGGAAGAAGAACGTCTTCTTGGCGTGTCTATGACCGGCATTATGGATCACAACTTGCTCAGCAAGTGTGTAGATTCAGAACGTTGGTTAGAAGATTTGCGTATACACGCTGTCTCCGTGAATCAAGAAATGGCCTCTAAGCTGAAGATCCAGCAGTCTGCTGCAATCACCTGTGTGAAGCCCTCTGGAACCGTCTCTCAGCTCGTTGATGCTGCAAGTGGTATCCATACTCGCCACAACCCGTATTACATCCGTACCGTGCGGGGCGATAAGAAAGATCCTCTGACCCAGTTCATGATCGATCAGGGTATCCCGTGTGAAGACGAGATTAACAGCCCGGATACGACTGTCGTATTCTCCTTCCCTAAGAAAGCTCCGGAGAATGCGGTATGCCGTAAGGATCTGAGTGCTATCGACCAGTTGAAGCTGTGGCTCCTATATCAGCGTCACTGGTGTGAGCATAAGCCGTCTGTAACCATCTCCGTGAAAGACCACGAATGGATGGAAGTCGGGGCATGGGTCTACAAGTACTTTGATGAGATCAGTGGAATTAGCTTCCTGCCCTTCTCTGACCACACCTACGATCAGGCCCCTTATCAGGACTGCTCTAAGGAAGAGTACGAGGCCCTCCTGAACACGATGCCGGCTAAGATCGATTGGTCAGCACTCAGTGCCTACGAGAAAGAGGACAATACCAAGGGCAGTCAGACTCTGGCCTGCTCAGGTAATGCCTGTGAGATCGTAGATATCGGCGGCTAAAGACGATCCCGTTCGGGAATATATTCACCAAATATGGTGGATTTAGACCAAAACCTTCCCGAGCGGGGTTTGTTTCTCAGATACGAGAAAGTTGCAGGTATCAGACATGGACATCGAAATGTCAGAAATATGCATAGTTTTTCTGACAGAAAGCTATGCGGACATTACGACCCCTATTCTCCGCAGACAAAGGTACAGACATGATCATTTGGCCCGACATTAAATTTCCACCCATCAACCTCTGGAATGTATGGCCTCGCCCAATAAAAAACCCCCACCGGGAAAAGCCCAGCAGGGGTTTGGGATGCTGATCCTGACGCTACTCAGGCACGTTCGGGGTCATGACTCCCCTGCGGGCTACCGCACCAGCAGTGTAATTATAGCAGATTATTGGCCCAACTATAATTAAGACCAGTAACCATTTTCTTCCATGAACGTAGAGACTTCAGGATCACACTCAACCTTACGCACACCGTAGACCACAGGACACTGAGAACCCCAGTAACCGTTTTCTTCGTTGTAGGTAGAGGTATCCGCAAGAACACCAGAAGATACGCCAACAATCGTAGCGCCAAGAACAAATGCAACAATAGATTTCATAATAAGCTCCTTAAAAATTGCGTCAGTTACGACGTGATAGGAGTAAGTATAAAGTATTTAAGAGAATACTAATATATCCCATAGGTGATAGGAGACCAACAGGATGAAGACCGGATCGAGCTTAAAAAATGCCTACGAAATGGGCCGCAAAGCCTTCCAACGAGGTATACTCTTCAGCCCATACAAGAGAAGCAGCGTTCTGAACAAAGAATGGCAGCGGGGCTTCGATACGGCATACTTCACTAACCTGAGAATGAATTGATGGAACTCTACAAAGCAGTAGCGGAAGGGAAAGGCGGAATTGTCGCCAAAGTAGTGGCAGACAGTGTCTTTGCAGACGCCACAGACAAAAGCATCCGGCTTACCACGCTAGAGCTGAAGTATCCTCGCTTCATTCACTCTGAATTCATGACACACCGCCTATTCAGCCGGAATGCATCCAGTTCTAGGGCCATTCCCGTCATCCGGATGGTAGAACAAGTTGAGGCTACCCCTGCCCACCCCATTCACTGGGGCAAGAACCAGAAAGGCATGCAGGCCAGTGAGGAACTGCAGTCCAATCTCCCTCTATGGGAGGATGCTGCAGCCACAGCAGCTGGATATGCGATGGAGTTCGATAAGCTGGGCTACCACAAGCAGATCGTGAACAGGATCACTGAGCCCTATCAATTCATCCGGGTCGTATGCACGGCTACAGAGTGGATAAACTTCTTTAATCTGCGTATGCATGAGGATGCTCAGCCAGAGATCTATGAGCTCGCTACTCGGGTCAAGCAGGCCATGTCTGCCAGCACTCCTGAGACCCTAGAAATAGGCGAATGGCACACTCCGTACGTAGCAGACCGAAATCTCCCTACAGATATGGCCCTGAGAGCCTCTGTAGCCCGCTGTGCGCGTGTTTCTTACCTGAACCATGACCAGACAGCGCCTGACCTAGAGAAAGACGTCCTGCTCCACGACAGGCTGTCTGAGGATGGGCACCTTTCTCCCTTTGAACACGTCGCTACTCCGGCCATCGACACAGATATCGGCCGGGTATCGAATATAGAACCCGGAGCCACCCACG